AGCTGTGTTCAGGGTGCGGACGTCGTTGTACGCGAACTTCTGAAGTCGAGCGAGTTGGTCTGGATGCACGCAGATGCTTGTCTGCAGGCCTTCGGCGTTCACGCAGCCGGATACGCGGTAGAAGATGGTTTTGCGCATGATGTGTGCTTTCTTTTATGTTTGGTTGGTGCACACCGCGTGCACTCGTTCATGCTTCGTATAGCCACCGGCGTTATCTGGCGTGGACTTGATTTCGGGCGTAGTCCCTCGGGTGGATGGCAGATAACAAAGCCCCGCCAAAACTTGTTGGAACGGGGCTTAGGAGGCAGACGGGCCTGTTGTTAGCTGAATCAACAGGGGGCTGGTGTAGGGTCAGGCGCCGAGAGCATTCAGGCAAAGGTCAATCAGGCGTTTGCGCTCTTTAAAGTTTGCGTCCGGATTGCCGTTGATGCGCTTGGTCAGGCCGTGCCAATCTTGAGCATCACAGAAGGGATTGCAGCCTGCTTGCTTCCAGAACCAGCCCGCGCTATCAGCTGCGTAGAAGGGTTCAAGAAGCAGGTCTGGCTTGCCTACAGCATCCACTCCGGTGGCTTTCGAATAGCGGCTGTACCAGTCTTTGCCTGTCAGCTGGATGAGGCCGCGGCCCAGGTACTTGCCACCGTCACCTGGCTGGGTGTTGCCCATGCGGCCGGCATAGACACGCTCTGCCAGGCCTACAGGATTCATGACGCAACCAGCCGTGCTGGCCAAGGTGGGGAAGCGTGCGGGCCACACCTTCATCAGGCGCTTGGCGCTGTAGTTCAAGTTCTCGCGGACGACGGTGAAGAGGCCACTTTCCTCGGCGCAATTGCCGATGAAGCCTGCCACTTGCAGCTTGGTAGCGATGCCGTACTTGGCCATCGCGGCCGTGAGGTGTTCCGCGTACTTGGCTGCCGCGGCGGCAGTGCAGCCGGTGGCTGCTTGAAGTTGTTCCGGTGTCATCGAGACCCCCTGTGTTGTTCACAAGGGGTCTAGGGAATGGCCTTAGGTCACCGTCCAGTACCAGGACTGCGGGGCGCTGGCGATGAACGTGGAGCCCGATGGACGTTGGGCTGTGATGTCAATTCGCACCTTGGCCGGACGCGGAATTCCGCTTGGGAACGTGAGCGTTGCGCTGGTGGCTCCCACTCCCGCAACCACTGCCGTGAGGAAGTCCCAGCCCGTGCCATTGAAGCGGTACATCGAAACTTCGTGGACTACATTGGGTTCAGCAAGGCCATCACCAGTTGCCCACGGCGACAGTCCACGTGCCATGCGATTGCGCGGATTGAACGCCACGGTCACAGGGCCGCCACCGCTAGGAACGCTCACACCAGTTGCGGGAGTGGACAGGCTTCCACCCAAAACACCGTTCAGTTTGATGTTCCCTGGGCCGTACGGATACGCCGAGCGGGCATAGCTGAGACCGCCGGACGAGAAGCCATCCGAACCACGGATAAGGTCCACTGCGCCTGACAGCGGGGAGTCACCCAGGATGTTGTGTGCCATCGACTTGAGGCCGACAGCGGACTGGCCTGAGTACTTCTCAACCAGGGTCAGGGAGGTGCTGTAGATGTTGGTGGCCAGCGGGATTTCGTCGACTTGGAAGTCGAGCCAGATGTACACCGGAGTGTTCACCGCGAACTCACGTGGCCACGTATCCCAGATGCCGCGGGTGATGCCAGCCAGCACGCACTGGGTACCGCCAGAGGTCAGCGTGAAGCTGCCAACCTGGAGCATTTCACTCGTGCCGAGGGTACTGTTGTGGAAACCGATGGACACGAAGACTGACCGGCTCTGAACCCGAGCCAGCGCCGCAGCGTTGGCAGCGTTCACGTTCAGCGTGATGGATGCAGGCGTTCCACTTGCGGACAAGGCTATTGCAAGCGTGCCGTACACACTGAAATTGATGTTCTTGCGCTCCGCCTGGTACAGGACAGTCGGGTCGCTGTTCACGTACCAGTTGATGTCGTAGGTTCGCGCATCGCTGCTTGGCGGGAAGCACATTGCCAGGCCGTGGTCTGCGTTATCTCCGGTCAGGGCATAGGGTGCGGAAGTGATGAACGTGCCATCCAACATGGAACTGATGGCCGCCGGCGGAGCCGATGGAGGCGGTTCGCTTCCGACATTTTCAGGGCCGTGGCTAACCGGCAGCGGTGCGGCGTAGACGTTCTGGCCGCCGCCGAACACGTCCTCAACCAGTTCCAGTTCGCACTGGTTCTCGCCAGGCTTGGTGTACCGAGCGGACGTCACGCGCATGCCCAGGCCAGCAATCCCGAGGCGAGAGTTGGTCCAGGTCACCAGGTCACCAGGCAGGAAGCGCTGACGCTTTTCAACAATCGCAGTCAGTCGAGCCTTGGCCAGCGGAGAGGACAAAGCGCGCAGGTCACGGGCCAACAACTTTGCGCCCATCGACGGGTCTGTGATGGATGAGTACTCAGCCGTACCGGCAATGATGCTGCCGGCGGTCTTGATGGCGGCCAAGTCTTGTTGCGTAGTCAGCGGGCGCTTCTGCCATACGACGCGGTCCAGATAGCTGCCAGACAGCTGGTTGGTTGCCTCGTCTACGCTGTTGCGAGAGAACGAAGCAACCTCTACAACGTTGCTGTCATCCAGCGCCAGCACAGGCGTATCACCGGCCCGGATGAGGCGCAAAGCATGCTGGCCAGTCACCGGGTCGGGCTGGAGCACACCGCCAATTTGACGGCAGAACTCGAGCACAACATCACCGGTTGTGCGTTGCGTGTCGATGAGGGTGCCGATGTAGTGACCGTCTGTCGAGCAGCCAAGAGCCGCCTGACCGAAGGCCGTCATGTCGACAAAGTCCGGGTGTTCGCCTGCCCAGAAGGTGGCATCGGTCAGCAGTTCAGCGATGACGTAGGCAGCGTTGGCATCGGTGCCGTTGTTGTTCAAGGCGCCTACCGGCTGGGAAACACCAGCTGGGTTGTATGTGGCAGCGTCAGGGAAGCGCTCGATGACGAACGACAGCGGCAGCATTTGGCCAGTCGTGCCGACCCACATCCCGCTGGAGGTCGAGGCACCGCGCAGAACGACGTACGTGGCGTGAGGCCACGACGGCACGTTGCCGGCGCCTTGCTTAGCGACGAGGTACGGCGAGGGGGTGGTGTGGCCGGAGTAGAACTCGACGACACCCTGGAAGCCCATCGGATAGTCGTGGTCGTTGTCTGACTTGTCGTACTTGCGATAGTTAAGCGAGATGGTTCCGCCTGTGGTCACGTTGCCCGACCAAATCTTCACGGCATCGTCACCCGTGCCCGCCCAGATTTCGCGCAGGCGCACGCCTGAACCTGCGCACAGGGTCATGCTCATGCCGAGGTAGTAGTCGTAGCCTAGCGGCTGCGAGTACGAAGAGCCAAGCCCGTTCCGGATGTTCTTGGACCGCGGGTTGGCGAAGTAGTCGAATGTACCGGTGAGGTTGGGCGCGTCTTGCTTAGCGCGACCAATCAACCAGGGCAGGCAGCGGTTCTCGTCAGCTGTCGGAGAAGCCAACTCTTTCAGGCCAACAGCGGCGGGACGAGAGATTTTCGGCTTCGGCCGGAACAGTTCGGCGAGAAGCTGCGACAGGAAGAACTGCAGCAGGTACGAGAGGAAATCCATTTCTTAGAGCCCGGTGGCGAAGTAGTTTTTCGGGTCCGGCAGTTCATCGCCGGAGAAGTGCGTGTAGTTGCTGAATGACTTGCATCCGCTGGTGGCGCTAGATGACTTGTCACAGCCCTTTGCTGCGCTGACGCCATCGCCGACGCTGATTCCGAAGAACGGCGCATTCAGCAAGAGCGCACCGCCGGTGTTGCCGATGCAGGTCCGTAGCTGCCCGTTGACTTCAACAAGGCCCGCCTTGAACCAGTTGTTAACCTCGGAGAGGGTGGTGGTCAGCGTCAAGCCATCGGTCGAGATGGCGGAGATGGTTCCGGTGCGCGTGTAGGTGGCCTGGTTCACCCCGCAGCGAGTGCCGTACAACTCCCACTGACACGTCGTTGGGTGCGTGATGGACAGGGCCAGGCGTCCAAGCTTCTCCAGGCCATTGGTGCAGGTCAGCGAGGCGGTCAGCTGGTCGAACTCACAAGCCCGGATGCGGCCGCGCCAAACAACTTGTGGCGTGTCTGATGGGTCGTCCATCTCAAACACGCGGAGGTAGACACTCGACGACGGGTAGCCCGGCAAGAACTTCACGGCTACCGGATGGTCACGAGCCACACGAAGCGTCAGCGTGCCGGACACCTGCTCGCCGGAGTACGAAACTTCTCCGTGCGTGATGGCCGTTGGTTCGTAGGTCAGGTCGTGGTCCGCCACGTAGACCTGGTCCTCGTAGCTGGTTTGGGCCCATTCCGCCACCAACGTACCTTGGGCGTTCGGCTGCGAATACTGCGAAAAACGGTACAGGTAGAGCATCAGTCCCTCACGTAAGTTGGATGAGCGACAGCTTGCAAGTCGCGAAGTTGGGGCGCAGGAACGTCAGTTCGACGCCATCGCTGGCCAGGCGCCAAGTGGTCGGGTCTTCGTCTTGCGGAGCCGTCCAGGACAGCGGATTCAGACGACCTTTAAGGGCGAACAAGAGGCGGCGAAATTCCTCGATGACCTCACGCGATGGCAAGGTCAGCGACAGCGAAAACGAACGCTGGAAGTAGTGCAGGTCATAGAGCGTCAGATGGCCCTCGTCGAACTTGTCAGCAACCTCAGTCACTTCCTCTGCTGGCTCATTCCAGTAAGGCGTGAAGGTGTCCAGGCTGGGAAGCCCATCGACCGTTGGTCCGTCGTAGTCCTCTACAACTTCTTTAAAGTCGAGCAGGCGGAATGAAACGCTGGACTTCTGCGCGGTCTTGGTGATGTATGCAATCGAGCGGGTGTCCGCTACTGGTCGAGCCAGTGCGGCCGGTGCCGCGATGTAGTAGTCGTCTGGCCAGGTGAACGCGTCCGCGTCATACAACACGCCTTCTGACGTTGCTGTTAGTGCAACAGTCTTTGGGTCGGTGGTGGCGATTCCTGCCGTGGCTTCCAGGTCAGGACGCTGGAACGCATGGCACCAGAGCGGCACGATGAACGACTCCGCCGTTCGCAGCGCATCAAGAGGCGACTTGTCGGCACTCGGTGGGAGCACCACGTCATAGCTGTACGTGTGCCGCGGATAGGCGCGAAGCTGCCGACGGGCGTCGTCTGTGCCGTCAAGAGCAATTTGGACGTCAGTAAGCCACTCCAGCAATTCGGTGCAAGGGGTGGAAGCGTCTCGGTGTGCGGGGAAGAGTTGTGCGGTTGTCATTCAACCGTCTAGCTAACAGCGCCTATACCGGGTCCACTGAGAACACGTAGATTTCGGTGCTGCCTTCCCCTCGTTTGGCCGGTAGCTGTCGCATGAACGGCGGATAAGGCATGTTCTTGGGGTTGTCGTCCTGGACGATGTGCAAGCCGGACGGATTACGGGCGGATGGCTGCACTAGGCAGTCGAGGATGGGTTTCATGCCGCCCAGGGCGTTGTCCCAATCCAGCGTGCCGGCAGAGCGACGGACGATGAACAGCGCCGAGTGCTCCAGATGGGGAGCCTCCGCATCATCTAAGGCCGCCTTCACTTTGGCCGAGAAGTCCTCCCGCAGCTTCTTGTAGGCGCGGAAGTGCATCGCCTTGATGGTGTTGTTCGAGGGCGAAGCCTCATCAAGGTGCAGGACAAAGGCGAGCCGTTCCGGCTCCAACCAAGTTGGAAGCGGGCCATAGCCTCTGAGGACTTCACGGGCGTCGTCTAGTTGTTGTGTGCATGTGTTCATGCACCGTCTAGAGAGCGGGTCCAGAAAGGCGAAGCCCCCGCATTTCTACAGGGGCTCCAGTGGGCGGCAAGGAGGGACCACCACTTCCTACGATACTGACCGTGATTCCCGAATGCTTCCGTGTTTCAGGTGTTAGTCGGGCGGTCTAGCGCGTCGTAGGCGTCGCGCCTTGTCGTTCAGTTCAGCAGCGCTTTTCGGATGTAGGCGCTGCGGGTTCCCTTCGCCTTGCCGGCGGCGCGCTCATCGTCGTATCGAGTGCTGGCGGACCGGATGGCAAGAAGTCGGTCAGTGTTGTTCGGGTAGTTGCGGCACAGCTTGAAGTAGTCGGTCGACTTGCAGCTGATGGTCGTCACCGTGCCGTCTGACTTCCTTGTTCGTATAACGACGAAGTCGTAGTCTTTCTGCGCTTCATCGGCCATCACACCCCCAGGATTTGCGGGGGACGCACCAGCTGGATGAGCACCTCTTTGTGTCCAGCGCCAGGAGCGCGAAGGTCGGCCACGACGGCCGGCTTGTACCGGATGTCTTGCAGCAGCGGCATGACCACCTTCATGGCTTCAATGTTCCGGTCGTAGTCGTGGGTGCTGCCAGCGGAGCGCATCACGCGCACGTCCACGGGCTCGAGGTTCGGACCGAACTTTGTGCGCACAGCGTCGTAGGGCAGACCGAAATGCTCGGCCAGGGCTTCCTGGACATCGCGGGCATGGAACGAGCACTCAGCGGGCGAGAGGCCGGTGCTGTTGAACTCGTAGTTGATGTGGTGAATGGGGGTGGTCATTGCGTTCTCCAAGGGTGCGTTGTGCTGTGTTATCTCGTATAGGCACCAGAGTTTTATCCCCTGAAAAAAGAAAAGGGCCCCCGGCATTGCACCGAGAGCCCCCTCCACACACACAACACACAAGGAGAACTACAACACGTATAGCGCAAGGCTCAGATTCGGCTCAGGCCCAGCTTCCCCTTGTTCGCAAGGATGACGTTTATGACATCGCGCCCAAACTGAGGCTGACGGCCAATCTCAGACGCCACATGTGCCGGGTCGAGGTACAGCCGGGCCATGTTGTTGTTCTGCATGGTCACGTTAGGTGTTCCACCACCACCTTGGCCGAGAACAGACACCAGGCCGCCATCTGCAAAGCGAGGAGCCATCGGCATCACGCCGGCGTTCAGCGTATTCAGGAAGCCGAGTCCCCAGCGGCGGACCGCGGAGGCTTTCAACACGAATTCGCCGTTCGACAGCCAAGCAGGGATGCTGTCGCTGGTACCAGTTCCGGGTCCTTGGACGTGGCCACCGCCGGCAAAGCCGAACATCGAGCCCATTCCGGAGAAGAAGCTAGAGAACATGCTGCCAAAACCGCCCCCACCGCCGCTGAACAGGCTGGAGAACAACCCTCCGATACCGCCGCCTTTCATGCCCTGAAGTCCCTTGAACAACTCGTCGCCCAACGCCGTCAACGCGCGGTTGGCAATGTCATCAAACAGCTTGAAGAACAGGTTCCGCAGGAAGTCGGTGACGCTTACCGCTTCGGTACGCATCTGGCGTAGCCCGTCTACAACACTGTCCGCGAATGCCCTGTTGATGGACGTTGCCGTCTTGTCCACTGTCGTGTTCAGTTGCTCAAGCTGGTCACGGGCCTGGGCCAGTGCTAGGACAAACTCCTTATTGTTCGGATAGGCCTTGGCCAGCTTCTCCAGGGTGGCGATGTACTCCTCAAGGCCCGCGCGGGTCTTCTCACGCTCGGCTTGGAGTTCCTTCTCTGCTTCAATCTCAGTCTTCTTGCCTTGCTCCACTTCACGGGCGATGCGCTGTTGAGCCAAGGAGAAGTACGAGGCCTCTTCGTCGATTCGGCGCTTGGCCTGCTCCAGTTCTAGGCGGGCCTGTTTGTCAGCAGACTGCTGCCGAACTAGGGACTCCATGTCGGCGTTTCCGCGTACTCGTGGGTCATTCAACAGGTCCTGGGTCTCCTTCTTGAGCCGCGAGACAGCCGCGTCAAATGGCTGACCTTGCGCATCAAGGATGTTCGCTTTGATGTCGATACGCAGGCTTTCCACCTGCTCCTTGAACTCAGCAAGCTGAAGCTTCAGCATCACTGGAATGGCAGCGCCCTTGTCCTCCAGTTCCTGAATGTCCGCCTTGACCTTTTCGAGGTCTCCCTCCAGCTTCTTCTTCTTGGCTTTGTCCGCGGTGCCATTGATTTGCTTCTGGATGGCTGCTTCTTTGTTGCGGGCTGCCTGGAGTTCTTGGTCAACTTCCTTCTGGTCCAGCGCTGCCTTCTTCTTCAGGTACTCCTCCTGGCTAATCAAGCGCTCCTTCAGCGAAGTCTCGAGGTCACGCAGCGAGGCATTGCGCGCTACCTGAGCAATCTTCTTGTCGGCATCGGCTTTGGCATCCTCGTAGGCCCGCAGAGCGTCGCGGTAGGCCTCAGCGGCCTTCTTGGCATCTTCACTTGGCTTGCGCGCCGGAGTCTTGATGGTTCCGCCGGGAGCGGTAGTCTTGTTCTTGGTATCCAGAGCCTTGATGGGGCTGGCAGCATAGGCCGCCTGCAGTTCGGCGGCTACCTTCTTCACGCCGTCGAATTTGAAACCGTCGGCGCCAAACTTGAAGGCCGCGGCCTTGAACTTCTCCGTCTCAGCCTTGATTTTCTCCAGGCCTGCTGAGTAGTCCTTACCAGTGATTCGGGACAGCACACGCGAGACGCCGATGAGCGGGTCCAACAGGATGCTGGCCACGGTGCTGCCAACATAGGCGAAGGCGCCGGCTAGGCCTTTGGTCAGGTCGCCGATGGCAGCCACAACCAAGGCGACTCCGTTCAGGAGGTCCCGCACAAACTTGGTACCGTCACCGGCTTCGGTCATCTTTCCGGCGAAGTCGGAGGCTCCGCCAATCAAGCCGGCGAATACACGGCCAATGCGGCTAAGAGCATCAAAAATCTCGCCGATGGTCTGGTTGTTCTTTTCCAGCCAAGCAGAGAACTCCTTAGCGCCTTCTACTGCACCATTCACGCCGTCGGCCAGCAGAGAGCCTACGCCACTGAACACTTGAGAGGCGAAGTCAGCCAAACCTTGGAACTGCGCCTTGATTTCACCTGTCTTCTCGTCGAAGACTCCGCCCAGGGCGTCCTGGAGTGCCTTCTTGACTTCATCGAAGGCACCCTTGGTGGTTTTGCCTAGGAACAGAGAGATGCCGTCAGCTACGTTGGAAAGCGTAGCGGACCACGACTTGCCAGCTTCGTCACCGAGCATCTTGAACAGCTTGAGGCGCTTGTTCAGTTCCTCTACCAGCTTGCCTTGCTCACGCCACAGCTTGATTTGTGCACCGCTGATACCCAGACCTTGGGCAATCTGGCTGTTGTCGACTTGGTCGCCGGAAAGCATGGCCCGGATTTCGGACGACAGCTGGTCACCGGCAAGGTTGAACGCGCTGGCTGCCAGAGTTAGCGTGACGGTCAACTCACGAATTTGGTCGACACCGAGACCTGCGGTGGAGCCTGCTCCAAGCGCAGTCTGGAACGCTTTGGCCAGGTCTTTGAACTCGGCGCTGGTCTGCATGCCCGCAACACGCAGCAGCTTCAGCTGACGCTCTGCCTCAACGCCAGCAATGTTCAGGCGCTCCATGCCTTCGGCTGGCTTGCCACTGGCGTCCCGGACATCTTGCAGCGAGGCAATGATTCCCTTCAGGCCAAGGGCAACGTTCTCCGACTCTGCGTTGGTATCGAAGCCTTTCTTCATGGCGGCCCCGAACGCCGTAGCTGCGGCAGCTGCGCCGGCCAACTTGGCGGTCAGGCCAACCAAGCTAGTCGAGGTTGCGTCGATGCCAGCACGGACGTTCTTGGTGGGGTCTGGAAGCGGCGTAGCACCGATGCCTAGCAGCACCTGGCGTAGAGCGGCAATCTGCTGCATCGCGGCAGCAGTGTTTGCATTGATTTTGAATGAAAGTGTCAGGTCGGACATTGGATAATCACAGTTCGATGCGCTCTACGTTTTCGGGATTAGTGGGCGCTTTGCCTGCTGCGGCCGCTTCCAAGACGGCCAGGCGCTTGCGCAGCTGCTCGTGGCCTTCCTTGCTGTTGGCGCCGATGACTGACCAGGCGCCGTCGTCTGTAGCGGCTGCTCGGCGTTCTAGTTCGACGGACTGCTGCACCTCGTACAGGAACAGCAGTACCGACGAAGGCAGTCGCATAGCGGTGGCGTAATCCACCGCGCCAGCCACAATTAGGCGAGCAACGACTTCATCAAGCTGGAGAGCGCGCCGTTGCTCGCCATCGTCTGCAGACGCTTCATCAGAGACGGCAGGACTTTTTTTGCGAATACCTCGGCGTTCGCTTCATAGACGGCTTCCAGGATGCGCATGCCGTCTTCGAACTCCGGCAGGGTCGACAGGTAGCTGCGAGGCTTGCCGATGGCTACCGCAGCAGCGTCGAACAGCACATCACCGGCATGGTCAACGAGGTCCGAGAAGGACAGCGTGTCACCCTCCTTGAAGCCAGCCTGAGCGAAGGCGGCTGCCAGCTTGGCGGACAGGCACACTTGCATCTCAAAGCCAAATGGGAGGATGTGGAAGGTCTCATCGCCGACAGTGACGTCGATGGGCACGGGTACGAGTTTGTTCTTGTCGCTCATAGGAAGGTCTCCTGTTGTGGTGGATACCTCGTGTAGCGAGCAGACGAACAAAAGCCCGGCGATGCCGGGCTTCTGGAGTGCTGTGACGCAGGTCGGTTAGGCGACGCTGCGTACGCGTCCGTACTGGCCGAGAGTGCCATCTGTCGGAGCGGTCGTGTCGATGAGCAAAGTGCCTGTCAACTGTGCCGAACCGTACTCGGTGCCGTCAGACACCAGCTGCAGCGTTTGAGCCGGCGACAACTTGACCCGGTACAGCTTGTACGATTGCCCCGACTTCTCGGAAGTGAACAGGATTTCCACTTCGACCGCGTCAGCGGAGAAGACTCCGAACAGCGTGTATGCGTCATGCTCGAAGGTGCCTTCAGTTTCCGCAACCGTCGTCAAGTACACGATAGCGCCCGAGTTGGCTTTCAGCGTGTAGTCGGTGCCTTCAACCAGACTGCCGAAGGTCGCATCAGTGATGTTGGCATGGCCGAGGTCCACCGTGTCGCCATCCACGCCAGCCGGAAGGGTGAAAGCAATAGGCGAGGAACTGGCAGCCACCTCCACGCTGTTGGCGTAAAGGAAGTGCTTCATGTTGTCTTTGTGGCGCGACTGGAAGGTCGCGGAGAACGTAGCCTCACGGTTGATTTCGTCCTCAGCGATGGTGCCCGGCACGTCCCCGTTGGACCTCTGTTTCTGGGTTTCGATGGTCATGCCGATTTCTCCGGCAGTCGCGTTCAAGAATGGCTTGAACGGGCCCGTGGAGCCCTTCGCACGCCAGTAGAAGTCGCCCTTGAGGGCAAATAGTTTTTGGTTCATTCGGACAGCCTCGATAAGTGGGGTTGGATGCTAGGTATAGGAAGCAGTGGCCTCTAGCGCCTAGATGTGCACAGGCACACTGAACACGACGGGGTAAACGATGACGCCACGTTCTTCCCAGGTCTGGGGCGTGATGGAGCCCACTGGTTTGAACTCGCCAACGAACTGCTCTTCGTCAGGGTCGTAGCCGGTCAGCGCCCGCAGCATGGTCGTGAGCACGGGTCCATCGCGCTCCCAGTCTTCGCTAACGCCAGGCACCACATAGAAGGCCGTGTACTGCTGCTCCAACAGCGTCTCGCCGCCGGCACTGTCCGTTGGCGTGGCACGCAACAGGCGCACCAGGACTTCAGGCACGGAGCCCGAGACATGCTTCTGCGCACGGTCGTAGTCCTGGACACGCTTGACGCGAATGTCTGGCAGTGCGGCAGTCAGGCGCTCAACGATGATGGCACCTGGACGGAAGAAGTCAGTAAGTCCGGCCATTAGGTAATCTCCAAGCGCAGCTGACGGCGCAGAGCCTTGGTTGCTGCGTCTAGTACGTCAGCGAGGTCCTCCTCGCCGAGGTTGTTGTTGTCAAAGAGCATTGGCCGTGCGGGAATGCGGGCGGTTCCGTACTCGTGGTACTGCGCGTAAGGCACACCAAAGCCAACGGTCACGCTGTCACGGGTCGCAGTGAACGTCAGGCTGTCTTGCATGCGGCCCGTGTACGAAAGCAGCGTGCCGCGGCCTTCGTCTGCACGTGAGCGAGCGGTGCTCTTGGCCCAGGGTGCCCAGGCGGCGCCGTTGGGAGCCGTCTTGGTAGCGAACCGCGTGTTGATGTTCGATTCCAGCTGCTGACCAATGGCGCGCATAACGGGAGTGGTGTCCCGCAAGGTCGCCATGGCAGCGTTCAAGACGGCTTGAAGCCGGCTGTCCTCCAGACTGACGGTCAGCATTACGCCCACCCCTGTGGGTCCCACGGCAGCGGTGCCGACCACACACCGCTAGTCAGCGTGCTTTCGTCCTCTGGCGTGTCCGGGTCGTCAACGATGGCGGGCAGTGCAACCTTTCCGGCAGCAACGTCGCGCAGATAGCTGATGGCAGCCTTCCAGCGCAGTTCGATATTCGGAGGGCAGTTGCCTTTGTTTAGGTAGAAGCGGCAGATGTTGCCGGCCGCCATCTCGAGAGCCTTTGGCACCTCAGACAAGCCTTCCGGACGAGCGCTGCGGACGTAGCTGTCAACCTCGCTGTTGACGGTGTCAAGCGTCTCTTGGATGTTCGTTTCCTCAGACTCAAGGCGAGCGACTTCCGTGGCGCCAAAGAGCGCCTCAAGCTGGGAACGTGTGATGTAGGTGGTAGTCATTCCACCGTGTAGCTAGCAGCGCTGGACTGCTACGGTGGTCTGAACTGGTAGAGAAAACCCCCGCGTTTTGCGGGGGCCTTGGTCACAGAGTGATGTTTGTCTGCAGCGCGACTGCCAGGTTGATGAAAGCCGGAGTTCCGGACGTGAGGCTGATGCGCACAAGCGAGCCGGCGTCCGGCAGCTTGCGGTACGTGAAGCCGCCGATGTTCACGCTGGGAAGCGATGTGACTGGAAGAATGCTGCCGTAGTTGACGTCACCTGTCGAAGTGTTGTCGAACGTGTACTCAGCTGCCGACAAGTCAAACGCCCGTGTGCCCGCGTTCCACTCGAACACTTCGAACTTCAGCGACACGTCCACATCAGAGAACGTCGTGATGGCGGTTGGCGGGTTAAACGGCATCAGCTTGTTGCCACTGGCAGAGCCCGGAACTGTGAACTCAAACAGCGTGCCGACTGATGGAGCGGTGAGGTCCTTCTCTTTCAACTCAATCGCGAACACCCGCGAGCCGAGGGACGACAGCTGCGTGATTGTTTCGCCGTCCACAACCGACGTCTGAACGAGGAACTGCATCAACACGTCCGGCATGACTTGAACAGCACCGGGCAGCACGTTGAATGAGTTGTCAACATACGGGCCATCGGCGCGGTCAGCAGTCACGAGCCACACAGAGAACGGTGCCGTGTTCTTGATGGAAATGACGCCTTTGGTGAACTCAGCTGGCAGCACTAGTGAGTACTCCATCGCGATAGCTTCGTCGACGTGAGCAGTCACCATCAACTCGTCACCGTCTTTGGCACCCGTCAGCGCATAGCGAGCAACAGTGGCGTCACCGAATGCCTCGTAGACCGGAATCTCAACAAGTTCTGGGACGGTGTCGGGTGTGATTTCGATAAGCAGGTTCGTGCCGTCACCTGCGCCCGCGGTGGCGTTCTCGCCTGGAGGGAACGGGTAGTAGGTAGTCATTTGAGCACCACGATTTCAGCAGCTGCCGAAGCTTCGGCCGGAACATGCACGATGACGGCGCGGATGGGCGTCTTCAGTTCACATGCAGCGCTGGAACCGGCGTCGATGCTTCCGGCCGTTCCGATATTCATAGGAACCAGCACGGGCGTTTCGTCAGCAGCGTCATCGGGAGTGATGTCCGCAGTGACGGCATGGGCAGACGCGTTGTTGCGAATGAAGACCGTCACTGGATTCTGTGCGTTCGTGTCAAGCAGGATGTAGGTGGACTCGCCGGCGGGGCACATCTTGCGCTGACGAGTTAGCGCGCCAAGGCGCTCAGTTGTATGGGACATTGCGAAGCCTTTCTAGAGAGGTCTTCTTGTGTAGCGAGTGCACGTAAAAAAGCCCCGCTTGGCGGGGCTGATGTAGCCGAAGCCGTCGGCCTATTACTTGACGTACGGAGTCACGATGAACTCAGCGTCGCCGTAGTGCGGGTTGCTTCCGCCGTTGGCCAGGAACTGGGTGTTGAACAGTGCCTTGCCAGCTGCGCGCAGTGCAGGAGGTGCCACAACGGTAGTAGCCTTCAGGCCCAGCGGCTTGCCTTTGTCGCCAACCATGTCCTCGAGCATCGTCTGAGCGGCTGCGAAGTTTTCGGCGTTCAGTGGCAGCGTGCACTTGATGGCGAACTGCGGCAGGGTGTAGCCCACGTTGTCGCGCTTGTCAGCACCGAAGGAGAACTGATTGGTGCGGTACACCGTTTCGTCATCCAGTGCGGTCTTGGACACAAACACAGCAGCCTTGCGCTCTTGGTAAATCACAGGCTTGATGACGCGCGAGCAGTCCATGATGTACCAGGCTGGGCCGGCGTCTTCTGGGTCCGTAGGAGCCAGGATGTTGGAGAAGGTATCGGAACCCACGGAAGGGGTGCCGTCCGTCTCAAATTCCATCGGGTGGTCAGCGGCGAAGAAGGTCTTGGTGTCGTAGCAGAGGCCGTTGGTCTTCAGGGCGCCGTACACCATTGCGTCGATGTCGCGGACAGCTTCTTGGCCCATGTCTTGCACGAGCGGGTCGTAGATGCCCACGTTGTCGTCTTCGACGTCTTCCTTTTTGATTTCGACCGTCATTTCCTTGGTCTTGTTCGGCACGGTGTAGCCGAAGGTCGCGATAGCCTGTGCTACGCGGTCGCCAACCCACTCACGGAAGGTCGCGGACTGGCCCAGCCAGCCGTAGGTGTTGCTGGTCGAGTTGGACTGCACCTTGGTGGCAATCTTCGTCCATTCGCCGACATAGGCTGCCAGCGCGCCTTGGAAAACGCCCTTGTAAGTGGTGAATAGGGCGCGGATTTTTTCTGCGAGATTCATTGTTCGTACCGTTTCGAAAGGTGGTTGGTAGTTGGTATAGGTAGGTAGTTAGCCGCGGCCGCGCAGGTATGCATCGAGCGGCAGGTTGTGTCGCGCCAGGTAGGCCTGAACTTCGGCGGGCACATCGGTGGCTGGGGCTGCGGTGGCCGCTGTGGTGCTGGAGAAGGCAGGACGGGCAGACAGGTAAGCCTTCAACTTTTCCAGGCCGTGCGAAACACCGTAGGTGGTCAACATCTCGCGCTCGAATGGATACGCGGTGCCAGACACGTTGGCCTCGTCGATGGCGGCCTGGATTGCGTCAGCTTCACCCTTGGCAGTGAACGCGGCGAGGTCGCTGCGCGCGGCATCACGCTCAGCGGTCAGAGCGGCGATTTGCTCAGTGAACAAGGCGACCTGAGCAGACAGCGTGGCGGTGTTGGCCGTCAGAGAGGCTACCTGTGCAAGAGCCGAATCACGCTCAGCAGTCAAAGTTGCTACGGAGGCGGTCAGAGCAGCTACGTCGGCAGCCGGCTCGGCGGCGAGGGCGGCAGCGGCTTCTGGTGCAGCTGGGGCTGTCTCGGTGGTCGCTTCGGTGGACGTCAGGGCGGCAACAGCAGCTTCAGCAGTTGCGACCTCAGCCTCGTCTTCTTCTGCGGTGTCTTCGCTGAAGTTGGCGGACATCTCGAGGGCTGGACTGTTAGTCAGCGCCAGCGACACGAAGCCGGAAACCATCCAGCCGGCGTCTACATCGAGCACGCGGACGGTTGGACTGGTGAAGCCGAACAGCTTGCCGTCGATAAGTTTTTGGCCGTCTGCGTTGAGTTCGGTGTAGCCCCACAGGCTGCCGTCTTCCTTGACGAACATCTCCGTGACCCAACCCACAGCGGGAGCAGCGCCGTCCCACATGGTCAAGTGGCCGACGTCGAGAGGAATCTTGCGACCCTTAGCGTTGAAGGCCGCGGCGAGGGCGGCGTTGTCGTGGAACAAGGTCGGACGGCCGTCGACAGGCTGGCTATCAGGACCGGCTGGCAGAACTGGCAATTCGTAGCGGGTTGCTTCGCCAGATGTCTGCGCAGCAAACGCGGCTACGGCCAGCGAAACCTGGCTCGGTTTGGTTTTTAGTCGCTTGGACATCAGAGGTCTTCCAAGTTGGTAGTAGTTGCTGCGTGTAGCGACCAACCCCAGAGAAGGTCTTGGAAGAGGGCCGCAGTCCGTCAGATGTCCGGACAAAAGCTAGCCAAAGTGCGGAGGATTGCTGAGGCGCCTGCCCAGGGCCGCACTGCGGGAAATGGTCAAAAGTGCGGCTAAAAGGCCGCCAGGCCTAACCTTGGCTGTCGCGCGTTCAGCGCGAAAAAGCGCCGGGGAGGCGCTTAGGTCAGTCCGCCATCGAAAGCCAGTCCAGAGCGTTCCAGACAGTCCGGCGGAGTCTGTTGTCGGGCCCAGTAGCGGGGGAGGCTCACGAGCAGCCGCCTGCGGGGCGGCGGATTAGCGAGTGAGGGGGCGGCAAGCCCCTCTCTATAGAACCACAAAAAAGAAAGTCGGATAATTTCCGAGGGAGCGTTCAGCGACCGCCGCACGTATAAGGTAGCAAAATTAAGTGCTTGATTTAATTGGCTTTTCTCGAAAATAGGTGGGGTAGATTCACGCCGTTGGTGGGGTAGATTCACGCCTGACCGTTCCTAACTTGCTCCGTTGGTGGGGTAGATTCACGCCGACCACCAAACAAAAAGCCCGCCGGTTGGCGGGCTTCTGTTGTCAAGTTGCTATCAACGCTGCACGGTCAAACGTCCGCGGCCGAAGTCAAATCCCTTGACCACGCCTACCTCTTGAAGTCGGTCCATCGTGTCGCGCAGCTGCCGGCCGAACTCCTTGATGCTTGCGCCGGTGCCTGAGAACTTGTGCAGGTCGTCAGTGCCGAAAGTCGACACATCCGATTGAGCGCGCAGGAAGCCCGCCAACCAGGTCTGCAGTCCGTCCGTCAGTGCCGCACGCTCTTCAATTGGCAGGAAGGTCGTTCCGTCTTCAAACAGCCGACGCAGGGTCGGAGCCAGCCACACGCTCCACTTATCGCCGTCCCACGTGAATTGGGACACCAGCGAGAACATGCCGCCTTTATTGCCGCCAAAGGTGATGCGCAGATGCGCCTCGGTCATGCGCTCCAAGCAGTCGCGCAGCTTCGTAACGTCTGTAGAACAGCCAGACCAGCCGATGAAGCGGCAGAACTCGCGAGGGCTGAACTTGATTTCGTCTGCAATCAAGGTGTCTTTGATGTAGTACACCAGGCCCAGCAGAACAGATTGGTCGTCTTGGCGCAGTTCTGGGCCAGAGTACGTAATGTTGCCTCCGCGGTAGGTTTCCAGCACTTTTGCATCGAAACGTTGACGTGCGCCACGGCCAAAACCGAACAATGCGCAAGATAGTGCCAAACGCCCCATGCCGAAGCTGCGGTCGTAGAGTTTTGTTGGCAACTTCTTTAAAGCTGTTTCAGCATCGCGCTGCCGCTCGAAAGTGCGCTCTTTAATAGAGCGTGTGGCGTAATCTTCAACTTGTGCGTTGATTTGGCCGAGTTCTACTGCTGTTGTCATGTTGGTGTCTCCAGAGTGTTTGTGTTATCTGGTATAGACACCGACTTTTTATGCTTGCCACCTTGACGGCTAAAATGAGTTATCTATAATGGACATCAGCATCTTGGAGCCCAAACCATGCTTGCACAGTTCGCACTAGCCGTCTTCTGCAGTACCCTTGTTGGCGTGCTCGTGTCTCTGTTTTTCCCGTCGCTGAGTCCCACCCGGGACTTCAAGTGAGCATGTTGGAAAGCTGGCGCGCCGTCTTCGGCATCAGCTATTTCGACAGCATCACAGCAGCAGCCGCACTCGGTGTCATCGCCGGCGTGTGGCTGTTTGCTTTTGACGTTGACCCTTTGCAGCTGCTCAAAAAGAAAACCCCCGCGAAATGCAGGGGTCGTGAATGATTGAATCAATTAGCGGCGAACACGAACCGGAACGCTGCGAGTGATTTCCACATTTTCCAGCTGGTGCATGATGAATGCTACAAGCCCTGTCGACAGGAATCCCGCGGCCAGAGCCAGGGGGACAGGCAGTTGCGGCGCAACCAGCATACTCACTACAAAACCAAGCAGACCGTGGAACGTGCAGCGAAGCCACCGCACATCTGCCAAAGCGTTGAACGTAGCCGGAACCAGCGCCAACACCAACTTCAGAATCATCCAGCCGATTGCCAAGAGCAGAGCACCAGCAATTGCGAACAGCAGGCCGTAAGCGATATCCGAGAAGAATTCCATTTCCAAGTCCTTTGCAAAGTGGCCTAGTCAGCTGGTCGGGAAAACCCCGGCCGGACTGGTAAGCCGGGGTTTACTGCTCGTCAGCAGGTAAGAACGATTTGCTCTTACATACCGTATAGGCACGTGTTATCTGCGCCCCTGCAAAATTCAGGGGTAAATAATTAGAGGATTCCTTCTAAAGCAAAACAGCCCCCACAAAATGCGGGGGTCTGGTTCGTACAGTCAGCAGAAATTGATGGCTTAGGCCTGTTCCAGCTGCTGCATGCGACGCTCCAACATCTTTGCGAGACGCTTCGGACCTTCTGCAGTGCCCGGGTTGAAATCCCACCCAGGTTCGATTGACTCTGGCAGCTTGAATGCCTTGCCGGTCACCTGGTCCTTGTACTCAATCAACTTTTCTTCCGGAGGCTCGAACTGAAGCGGCACTCCGGCGTCTTGAAGACGGTCAACTCCTTTTTGGTCAGCCGAAATAATCTTGCACCGGCAGCGCCAGCCGTTCGGAGTGAAATGGTCGTCAAAGAACTTGTGCGTTTTCGGTAGGCAGACGCCGTTCAGAATCTTGTGGCTGCTGCGTACTCGTCCATCGTTCATCGTCCGATAGATGAAGTACGGCTGTTCGTCGATGCTTTCCATCCCGCGCTGGTAGCGGCCGGCGCTGTACGTGCTGCGAAGAGTGGCCTGGAAGGCAATCCGCGGGTCGTATTGCGACAGTTCAGTGGTGACCAGCTGCTGCACGCGGTCCGAGCGGTCCCACTCGGCAGGGATTTCTCCGGTCTCGATAGCCTTACGCAAGGCGTCAACTAGGCGCAGTGCTCGGTCTACTACCGTCAGGCGAGCCGACAGATTGGCCAGCGCGTACTCGTCGACAGCGATGCCGGCGACTTCTGCGGCACCGTCTGCGTCAACCTGGACGCCCAGCACGTCGAGGAACGCCAGCGCCTCCGTGCTGGCAACACGCAGCAGTTCAGCTGGAATGGCCATCAGACCTCTCCGCCAAGCTTGCCAGCTGCGTGGGTTGCGGTGCGCTTCGACGTGAACAGCGCCTGCAACGTCGCAACGTCACCAGACTCCACCACATTCAGAAGCGCCTCAATCGCCTTGTCTACCGAGCCAGCGTTCAGCACGGCTTCGGCCAGTTGGGCGTTGGTGTCGCCGTCGATAGCCTGGTAGTCGGCCAGCATCTGGTCAGCTAGGTCGTCAATAGCGTCGCGCTGGGGACCTTGTGCTGCGAACAGCGCCGGTGTGTGGACTGGGCATGGGCGCGCGGCGCCAATGGCGGCCGACAAGGCTGCACCAGCTGCGCTTGGCTGCGCGTTACCAGCGGGCGCCAGCGTGTCCTCAGGCGTTTCGGCCAAGTACACGCCCAATTGCTCGGCGGTCTTGCTGATGGACAGCGGCAGGCCCATTTCGTGAGCGGCCTTAGCGTTCTCACGCGCAGCCACCTTGTCTTCTGGCTCGTCGAGTTCCAGCTTGACCTTGGGCACGAATGCCTCAGGACCGCCGTTGAAGACGGCCCACCAGAACAAGGCTTCGTTGGCCGCACTGGCTACCAGCTGCGCGTCGGCCTTCTGCAGGTCGTAGCGCAGTTCAGCATGCACGCTGCCCAAGGCCTGGCTACCACCGCTGCCGGTGTTGCCCGTCCCGTTCGACAGAGCCCCGCCCAAGTACAGCTTTGAAACTTGCTCGTCGTGGTAGCGGACTTTGCTCTCAAAAGCGTCGGAAGAGCCGGCAACACTGCTGTCTTTGGGGAAGTCAACAGTGATGCCGCCCTCGAGGATGGCCACCGTGTCTGTACCCAGCTGCATGGCCAACGTGCGAAGGGCTGCACGCTCCTTCGGAGTCATCTGCTTGCGCTCCTCTGGCACGGTAATGACCGGCGTCGGCTTGCCGTAGCGATTCAAGAAGCGCGTCCAATCGAATTCGCAGATGCTCTTCTTCACGTACTCCCATGCCGCAGGCAATGCCAGGCCCGACCGGACAGGAGTGCCTGGTTTGCCGTTGGCGAACACGACGATGAAGCGACCAGCTGGGGCCTCTACCAGTTCGCCGTTCGGCACGGACGGCTTGATGTACAGCTTGCGTGGGTCTTGCCGGTCAAAGACGAAGAATTTAGGGTCGCGCCAGTGCAATTTCTTGATGGTGCGTGCGGTCGGTGTCAGTTCCCATTCGGCCTCCAAAATGCACACGCTGTAATGACGGGCAGCCAGAATCTGCGGCATGAGTTCGCGCAGTCCCGCAGCCAGGAGCATGTCGATGCCCTCTTGCGTCTTCTTCTTCTCACGTAGCAGGCTGGCCGTTGATACGTCTGCAATCAGTGGCTGGTTGGCGGTCTGAGAGACACGGATATCCAGCAACGAGCGCAAATTGCTGTCGCGCTCCAGCATTTCTTCGCCAAGGGCGTAGTACTGCAATGGGTCGTAGCCCTGGCGCAGTTGCTCGAGAACAGCAACAAGCTTGGTGAACGTCCAGCTTCCCGCGGGTGTGATGTCATAGGCCAGGCGCGTGCCTTCCACAGTGATGGGCTTGCCGCCTTCATACGGGGCCGTTGGCGACGCAAGAAGTTCTCCTGATTTGCGAGGAACTGCCGGGTCGTTCACGTTGGTGAAGCTGGCTAGGTTCTCAGCTTGGCGCACCATCGAATAGGCGCGCTGACGGCTGACGCCCAAGGCATCGCCAATGGCGGAGTAGGTAGCGCCTTCATCTCGAAGCGCTTTAGCAGTGTGGATTCGGTTGGTCATTTGGCGGGGAAGAGTTGTCAACAGCACGTGTCAACAGCGACCTGTTGACGTCTTCCCCGTGTAGAGAGTAGCCAGGTCTAGCGGCCGGATAAGCCCCTGCTCAGAAGCCGCAGGGCTCGCTAGCTGTCTCGTGGTCGTCGTAAGACTCGTACTCAGCTGCCGTTCGTGCTGCCTCGCGTGATGGCTTGGTCTTCGCGCCAGGGATTGGCTTTCCAACCACAGCCAGACCGAGAGCGGTCGCCACTCCGGACAGGTTGAAGCGTTTGAAGATGTAGGCGATGGCCTGCACCACGCTGTCCACCAAGTCGTCGTGAGCGACTTTCGGGAAGGCGCACAGTTCCTCGACCAGTTCATCCAGCCACTCAGCTTGTTGCGGGAACAGGATGGTCCGTGGCTCGGCTTCGAAGTGCAGCGACTGCGCGATGGCACGGGCTTCTTTGGCCACTCGGCCCGGGTCAATGGCGATGATGGGCAGCGACGTTTCCCGCTTCAGTTGCTGGATGAGGGCAATGCCGTTGCCCTTGTCTTCGACGAGTACAACCGCCGGCCGTTGTCCACAGAACTGGCGTGCAGCCAGGTCCTTCATCTTGCGAACCTGCTCCGGGAACGAGATGCGTCCGGCCCAGCTGTGGACCAAGTAGGCCGCCTTCTCGGTGATGGCCCAGGTAGTGCATGCGCTGCGGTCGTTCTTCTCGCCGTCCTTGTTGGCCAAGTCCCACGACTGGATGACTTGCAGGACTGAGCCTGGGGGCGGTTCCTTGGCATAGCGGTTGTCAGAGAACCACTCACGCAGGAAGATTTTTCCATTGACCGATACAGACCAGTCGCCACGAAGCAGGGCTTGGACGAACCACGATGGACCGGAGCCTTTGATGCGGCCCACGTAGGTCTTGTCCCGCATCAACCATGGGTTGTCAGTCAGGTAGGACGGGATATAGACGTGCGAAAGCCCCGTGACGCTGTCAATCCAAGGCACGCATGGCAGCTTGCCTTCGATGAAGCGAGTCTTCAGCCAGGCATGGCCAGAACCGCCAGGGTTGGCCGTCAGGTACAGCTGGCAGCGAACATTGATTTCAGGCGGAGCCACCGAACGCAGACGGCTTGCCACCTTGTCAATTGGCGATGGGTCCGGGTAGTAGCCGGCCTCGTCAACGCCGATGAACGTGTACTCCGAACCCCAATACCGGCTGGCGTCATCCTCGTTCTCGAGGTAGCCCAGCTGCAGGACTGCGCCGTTTGGGAAGGTCCAGGTCTTCGAGTCACCGTGCCAAGTGGCTCCAAGTTTTGGGAACAGCCGTTTGCAGCGCTTGATGACCTCGCGCAGTTCCGGCATCGTTCGGCGCACGATGAGGCCATAGGCCCAGTGTTTGTATTCGAGTGCGTGTGCTACCCACTTGCCGAGCAGACAGTCTGTCTTGCCACCGCCAACAGCCCCGCCGAACAGCACGATGTCCGCGGGGCATGAGATGGCCAGGGCTTGCTTCGGTAGCGGCTTCCAGATGACATCGAAAGCAGCAGCCGTCGGAGCCTTAGACGGTAGTGCTGTTGTCGGCGCCACTACCATCGGACGTGCTCTCGGTCAGTTGTTTTGCGGCCTCCTCACCCTGCTCGAGGACGATTTGCGCCTGGCTTGCCCAGTCGCCCATGGCCATGGCCACAGGGACGGCAAACACTGCGGACGCCGTGCCGTCTGGGTTGGTGGCTGCAATCTTGGTTGGAGCGTTGGCGCCCCATAGGTCGGCCAGCTTGCCCAGGATGGCCGTGCCCTGTGCAATGCCCTTGGCCGCAATGTCTGGGTCGACGTTGTCTCGCAGTTCTTTGGCGCGCTTCAGGTTCTCGCGATGCTCGTCGGTGAGGTCGATGCGCCAGTCCGCGGCTTCCTGCAGCGTCTCGGCCCGCAGTTCGTCCATAGCTTCGACGACAAGCTGCCAGGCCCGGACGCGTGTCACGCCAAGAGCGGTGCCGATATCGGGACAGGACATGCCAGCACGGCGCATCCGTAGCGCTTCAGAGCGCAGAACCTCGGCACGAACAGCAACAGGCCCCGTCGAGGACATAGGGCCGGAGTGCGTGCGAGTTTTTGGGGTGTGTTTTTTCTTAGCCATTGTTCTCTGTCTAGCTAACAGAGACGGCTAAGGCGGCGAAGCACGAAACCCCCGCAGATTGCAGGGACCGTAGCTGACCAGGGTGGATGTCAGCGGCGTGCGGTGATGGCAAGCAGCGCCAGCAGCACCGGAAGCGCGATGCATCCGAAGGCGACTGCTACATGGGCCAAGAAGATGACGGTAGGCATTAGAACCACCCGAGGTGTTTGGCTGCGACTTGCACCAACGACCAGGCCAAGCCGGACACAACCACGATTGCCGACCAGAAGAACTTCCCAGTGCGCACCGCCGCTTTCATCTCAGCCTCACGCTGGATGCGCTCGCGCTCCAGGACGCTGACTCGCTGGCGCAGGTCGGCAATGTCTGTTTTCAGGCCGGCTTTGATTTCATCGAGACTGCCGATGACGTGCTCCAGCTGCAGTTGCATCCGCGCGATGGCGATGTCGTTGTTTGGCTCGCTCATTTGTGTGTGTTCGGTTGGTAGCCACGCAGCAGCGCTGTGAGTGCGTCGATGTGGCCGGTTAGTTGGTCGATGTAAACGGCGAGCGCCCGGGCTTTCTCTGCATCCGGTGCGCTCTTATCGTGTAGCGCCGCCGGAGGGGTCGGCTGTGCTGGAATGTCTGGAACTGGGCACTCGGCAGCCACCGGAATGAGGACGCGCTCTGGAAGTTGAGGGCCAGTCGAAGCGCAGCCCGCCAGGGCCAAGCTGGTAGCTACGATTGCGACCAAAAGATGTTTGCGCGAAGTCATTGAGCCTCCCGAGGAAGTGCGGACCTGGAAGCTTGGTCACGAAGCCACTCCAGTGCATCAGGGCACGCGGTGGGGACCGTGGCTCGTTGCAGGACGGCAATGCGTGCGTTGGCGGCGCCGATGGCGCGTTGCGCAGTCTTGGCAGCGTTGGCAGCGCGTGCGGCTTGTTCGTCGGAGGCGGCCTTGAGGTTGGCGACGGCTCGGTTCTGCTCAGAAAGCAACTTTCCAGTAGCTTCCAGCTTGGTAGCCAAGGTTGCCTTCTCGGCTTTGAGCGTCTCAATGTCCTTGCCGCGCAGATACGCGGTGCCGGCCACCACTGCGAATGCAGCAGCGACACCGAGCGCCAGCCAGAGCCGCCAGGAGCCGAGGGCAGACTTCAGCGCTGACATGACATAGCCTGCGAACACGAAAGGCATTAGTCCTCCGACTTGCCGGCCGCACGCACGCGCAGAGCGACCACGATGGCTGACACGACGCAGGCAGCTGCGACTTTGCCCCAGCCATTCAGGTACTCATCGAGGCTGCCAAGGTTGTCCTTGAGCGCTTCAGCAGCGGCCAGCACGATGGGCACGGACACAGAGAACCAAGCCGTGAAGCTGCGCTTGGCAGCAGAGAGTTTTGCGCTCAGGCGCGAAGAGGATTTGCGAGCAGAAGTCATTGGAGGCACCTTGTGGGTAGATGCCTCGTGTAGCTAACAGGCAAGAAAAAGCCCTCCGAAGAGGGCTCCGTTTTCAACGTTGAAAACGCGTCAGGACTTCAGCACGACCCGGTTCCATGTCTTAGCTGCAAACTGGAACGCCAAGCATCCGACGACAGCAAGAGCCGGCGTGAAGAGCAGTGCGTCCAGAGGTCCGGCACCACCGACGCCATGCATGCCTGTCCAGAACTCTTTGAAGATTTGATTCGTGCGGATGAGGTCGACCACATAGACCGGGAAGAAGGCTCCGGCCCAGACGGCCGTGGCTGGAATGCGTTCCTGGCAGGTAAATGCAATCGCGCCGGCGATGCAAGCAGCAGCCAAGGGCATCATGAGCACGGCAATCGAGAAGTGGCCACCACCGATGTACTTGATGGAGATGCTCGAGGTGAGGTACAGCAGTCCGCCCGCCAGAATCATCCCGCCTACGAACGCCGGCGTGTGCTTGCTACGCCAGTGAGGCAGCAGCTGACCAAGTGAAATCAGCGCCAGCAGAAGCGGCAGGAAGTGGCCGGTAGCTGCACGCAGCCCCCAGGGCATATTTGTCAGCAAGACTTCGGACAGATGGTTCATGGCAGCACCTCTTGTGTTGTTGTTGGTGCTTCGTGTAGCCAAACAGATAAGTCCGGGCCGAGGGCGGTTTTCAACACTTTTTCAACGTTGAAAACGGGCGTTGAAAATGAAGAAGCCCGCCGAAGCGGGCCTTGTTGTCAGTGGTGGTTCAGCGAACGCCGAGACGTCCTTTGTTTGCCAGGATGGCCTCTACGACCATGCGTCCGAACTCAGGAGACTTTTCCAGGTCTCCGTGTTGGATGACGTATTGGTTCGCAGGCTTTGGCTCTGTCTTGGTTACCAAGCGCACCGTCACCTGGCTGTGATGCAGACCGTCGCCCAGCGGGTAGCCTTCGTCCGTGTAAAAGTGCAGGTCATCGGCGTCTGTCAGCTGACCCGGAACATGGCACAGGCCCAGCTTGTTGATGAAGTAGCCTTCCAAGTCCCACAGCTTGTCGAGCGCGTTCTTGTGCGCAATCTGCTCGCCAATCTCGCGGTTGTAGTTGGCAGGGTCCAGGCAGGCGGACTCGCCGGTGTGCCGAGAGCCGTGGCGGGTCGTGATGCGGCAAGTGGTGTGCGTGCCATCATATTCAAAGGCGCAGGTCAGCACCTGGGAAGCGATGTAGTCAGGGGTGAGTTTCATGGTTGTTCTCCGTTGTGTGAGCAGCGGAAGTGCTGCACTACGTGTAGCAACCAGTTATCTGCACCTGAAAAAGGAAAGGCCCCGGGGAGGGGCCTGCGTTTTCAACGTTGAAAACGGTCAGTCATCGGCAACCACTGCACCGACGGGCTCGAGGCTGAACGCCTCTTTGAGCACGTGTTTGCGGAACCAGTCCTTGTAGTCAGGCTCCTTGCCTTGGTAGGCGGCCATCAGCATCCCGAAAGCAGGGTGTCCCTTGTGCTTGATGGCAAAGTCCTTGCGGTCAAGGTCCTTGTCGTCATTGAGCACCACGGTGATGTGCTGCTGAGTCTGGAGCAGGATGGTCTTCACCAGGCTCTCAATGCGATTGACTGCGGTGAGGTCAACACCTGTTGTCGTCAAAGCACTCTTGATGTCGTCGAGGCGTTCTTCCAGAGCGGCTTCCGCGATGTCGCGTTCACGGGTGAACGACAGCGTGCGGTGAAGGTTCAGGTACCAAGGGCACTTGGCTTTGACCATGTCGCCGTTGGCGAACTGCAGCACAAAGCCTTCAGCGTCCTTCATGTCAGCGAGAGTCTGACCGATGTCCGCAATGCCGTTGTACTCATCGACCAGGCGGACATCGTAGACGCCCTTGGCAATCATGCGCAGCGCCTCGCCGCTGTAGTACTCGCCGGTGTCGTTCTTGCGAACGTGCAGCAGCCGCATGTCTGTGTCTGGGTAGCCAACAACGATACGGTTAGATGGACTGGTCAGTTCGAAGATGCAGGTGTCGTTCTGGCTGGCCATGTTGTGGCAGAAGTCCAGCACCCAAGCATTCTCTGGGCGACGCAGCCACTCCCAAGCCATGTCGGTCTGGGCGTTCTTGAATACCTTCTTGGACTTCAACAGCAGCTGACCATCGAGCCAGACGGTGTGAATCATGGAGCCGTCGCGCTTGTCCATGACTCGTACGGCGCTGGCCAAATCAGGCTGTGTGCCTGGACGCTCCCCGACGTTGAAGAACTTGTGCAGCGGACGTGCTGCCACCTTGCCATCGCGGTCGAAGACGATGCCGCGGCATTCAGCCGCCCAGGCGCTGTCGAACGTGTCGTTGTCCTGGAATTGGTAGCAGACGACAGTCGAGCCAAGCGGACCAGGACGTACCAGGATTTCAGGCTTGTTGGCAATGTGAGGCAGCAGGTCGTCGATGTGGTTGATGACCGGGAAGGGTGTGTTGTTGTTGGTGTCCATTAGAGGCTCCGTTGTGTGTGGAACCTCGTATAGGCACTGGTGTTATCTCTCCTGAAAAACGAGCGCCTCTTGCGTTTTCAACGTTGAAAACGGCTGCGCACAAAGAATAGCCCCGGCGATTTGCCGGGGCTTGAATGAGTGAATCAGGCTGCTGCGGTTTCAGGTTCCTCCAAGTTGGCCAGCTGCTTTGGCATGTATGCGTTGTAGTACGGGCTCCATCCTTGGCGAAGCTGCCAGCGCCCACCGTTCTCTTTGGCTACTTCTAGTTCGGCGGCTCGGACGACGTACAAATCCGCAACCAATCCGCTGACCAGGTGCACTACGAGATAGGCCGCTGGCTTCTTGGCGAAGTGCTGCTCTCGGTTGATGTTGCAGTTGCGTCCGCCAGCCTGGCCGATGGTCTTCACGTCAATCCGTTGGCCAGCTAGCACCAGGTCGACTTCTCCCTTCGGTGCCTTGTACTCAACGAACGCCGCTACATCCATTTCGGCACCCGACTTTGCTAGCAGCGTAGCCACGAGCCACTCGCCAAGCGCGCCCTCTGTGTCGATGCGCTCGTCGTTCTCGCCTCGCCGGAACTTGCTGCTGTTCAGGCTGTTGGCTTTCGCGATGCTCGTCCTGGCCAGCCCAATCGCGTGAGCCACATCCCAGTCCTGAGGCCGGATAGCCACGCTTGCGATGTACTGGAACCCTTCTCCCTCATTCACCGCACTTTCTAGAGACGCCGCAGCCAACATGGCGTCGATTTGGTCGTTTCTCGCAAGAAAGACCCTTGATTTCAAAGACATTCATAGTCCGAACCGGTCGTCTATCGCCCCGGCTGAGCGCCTATGTGCGTTGCAATCAATGTCCTGTTCTCCGCGGTCCTCGATGTGATGCCGTCCGCGGCCGGCTCCTTGTGAACGTATAGATAACAAAAAGCCCCGCCTGTGAAGGGACGGGGCTGCGTTTTCAACGTTGAAAATCAAGGCTTGTCGCCGTACACCTCTACCTGCGCCCAGTCGCCAAGGGTCTCAGCGGCCAAGGCTTGCAACTTCTCCCGCAGTGCCTGCACATGTGCGTCGTCGCTGTCTGCGTTCCAGATGGTGATTTGCGCAATGCAAAGGCAGCCCAGGTTCCAGTACGTCTGAAGTTGGAAGTCCTCGGGGTCTTTAGCAGGCCAGAGTGCGCGCTCGAGTAGCGCGGTCAGTGCAGCCTGTTTGGCGTACCGCTCATGCTGGGCTTCCCAGATTTCCCTGTGCAGCACGTCTTCGGTCCAGTGGTATGCGTTCATTGTTGTCTCCGTGGTGGTTGGTGTTATCCGTATAGGCACCACGTTTTCAACGTTGAAAAAAGGAGCCCCGCTGAATGCGGGGCTTGGTGGCAAGAGGGGTTGGTCAGGCTGCCAGGAGGTCTTGCTGGGTTGCCAGCAGCGGCTTGATTGCATTGGCCATCTCGACCAGGAACATGTCCAGCTGGGCCAAGCCGGCGGTGCTTGCTGGCTCTGGCCAGACGACATTGCGGCGTGCGCGCTCCAAGATTTCGTCGGCTACGCGGGCGCCGACCGGGTCGATGCAGCCTTGCTCGGCCAAGTCGAAGGCACGGGTGTAGGTGCGGCAGAGCGCGTCCGACCGCATGTACTTCGCCTCTTCTTCGCTCATGCTTTTGACGATGGCTGCGTTGTCGTTGATGAGCAGGGTTGCGGCATTGGCGGCCTGGTCGATTAGCGGAGCCACGTGCTCCAGGTTGACGTTGGCCAGTTGTACGTCTTTGTGGCGGTTGGCGGCCAAGGCGATGGCATGAGAGCCGATGATGGTCGCGAGCGCCGAGGCGTAGACGGCCTTGTTAGCAAGACGGGAGCGATAGTTGGGGGTGAGCCAATTTGCTGTGGACATTTGAAATTCTCCGGTGTGTGGTGTGTGTAGTTGGTCGGACTTTGTGTAGGCAGGTCGTCTTAAATTGACGGTCAAACCCGGATAAGTTGCTGACGTTCGACGCGCTTGTCTTCAACAATTTGCAGCCGGAGAATCTCGTTCTTCTTCAAGAACTGGATGCTCTTGTTTTCTTGGCTGACAGCTTTAATCCAGCTGCCAATGCTCGTCGGGTGCACGGCGCGGTAGAGGTGGTGTGCAAGCACGTCGTAGACAGTGGTGCTGTATTTCTCTCCGGAATGGCCGTGAGCCACGATAAACAGGCGGTCTCGGTTTTCGGCGCTGCAGAGCATGCGCGAGATATAGGCCAGAGAATGAGTGGACAGCGGTGCGTCTGCGACGGCTGCGAGGTTTTTGATGATGTTCGACATATGGATATCTCCGTGTGGTTGGTTAATGCATCCCCGCAAATCACGGGGGTACACTGTGTATAGGCACACGTGTTATCCAAATGAGGGTCAATCTTTATATATTTCTTAGGATTGGCTTAAATTAACCAAAGGCTGACCAAGGAAGGGTTTGGCATTCGGTATCCCAAATAAAAAGCCCTCCGAAGAGGGCCTTGGTGGCAATAGGTTGATGTCAGTCCTCGCTCTTCCAGTCTTTCATCATTTGCAGGTATGCCTCGTGATTACTAATGATGGCTGCAGCCTCGCGGTTAGCGTCAACCACCTGGAATCCATCTGCGAGCGAGTCCTCTTCCTGCGTACCCGCTGGAATGCTCAGTGCACCGAAGTCTGCAACAAAGGCGTCATAGAGGGGCTTGCTAATTTCAACGCAGCGACCACCGCATACGTCTCCCAGTGCCATGAAGAAGCGACCTTTGTATGCGAACACTGAGGGACGGCCGTAGTAGTTATTGAGTGGCGCAAACACTTGGTGGTCAGGCCGCAAGTCAGCGCCAACCAAGTCGTCGACCTTGCTGAACTCAACCGTGACAGGCTGGCTGACAGTCATCTTTGCGGTGAATGGCCAGCTGGTTGGTTTGTTGGTGTTGTCGTTCATGGTGATACTCCTTTACGGTGGTTGTGTTATCCGTATAGGCACCAAACTTCCACGCCTGAATTTTCAACGTTGAAAACGAAAAGGCCGCCTCACGGGCGGCCTCTTGTTTGCAGGTGGCTGGTCTATGGAGTCAGCGTCTCGATGTGCTGCTTCATGTGACCAAGCAGGTAGCTGAACTCGTGTGCATCCATGGTCCATTCTCCTTGGTCTGGGCATTCAATGGTCGCATGGAACCCAACTCCTGTTTCCAGAAACACGAACACAGATGCGCAGCCGGCAACTTCCGCAGCCTCTAAGACTGGAATCAGACGGGCTACCAAGCTTGGTGTGAGGTTGGTGATGTCGGCGCGCATTATTGAGAAAGTGGAGGAGGCTGCAGCATGTCTTTGAGCATGTATGACAGTTCAAGAGTATCCCAAGGCTCGCCAGTTGCTTCTTTGGCTGCGATGTAGGCTAGAACTTCTGCGTTTTGCTTAGGAGTCAGCGGTAGATTGCGGAAGGTATCCATTGTTCATTGTCTCCGTGTTGGTTGTGATTTTCAACGTTGAAAACGAGAGCCCCGCGGAATGCGGGGCCTGTTGTCAGTCGATAAAGAATCCCTCCAGCTTGCCTTTGTCGCCTGCATTCACCCGGATGAGCCATGCATCTATGGCTAGTGAGTAGCCAAGGGGGTCAGTCTTGTCTTGCTTAAGCACCTCGAGGTCGCCATGCTTGGCTACTTGGCTCTGTAGAACTGCAATCAGTTCTGTTGCTTTCATTTGGCCTCCCGGTGTAGTTGATTACGGAACAGAATGCGCTCGCATCGTGCGCAGCACCAGATAGAGCGGGCATAGCCGAGGTAGCGGATTTCGTCGCCGTACACGTTCCGAATGAACTCCGGCTTGTGTCCAAGGCGAAGGCAGCCAAGCAGCTGCTTAATGAATTGGAGCGCCTTCATTGAGCACCTCCCTCGTGTTTCCAGTCGCAGTCGACACCGCCGCGGTCCGTAGTGGCACAACGGGTTCCGTCGTTCAGCTTGAGAACTACTACGCGGGTGGTGATGGCATAGTGCTCTTCAAGAACGACGCTGTTTTCAGGCTGGGTATTGCTGACAGCGGAAGGCTTGCTACAGCCAGCCAGGCCAATGGCCATCATGAGAAGTGGGAGGTATTTCATTTGGCACCTCCTTCCACTTCCACCTGGTCACGGCAACCACTCCCGGACAACGGACCCTGGGCGCCGGCAAACACGCTGTAGTCAAAGTTCTTGCTGACATACTCGATTTCAGCTGATTGCTGGTTAAGCAACGTCTCCATTCCGGCAACCTTATCGAAGTAGCGCATCCGTTCGAGGGGATGAATCATCACAATCAGATTTGCGAGCAACTCGGCTTCGCTGTAGCCAACTGCGGCAGTGGAACCGCCAACAGTTTCAACGAGGAAGTACTCGGATAGGCCGTGGGTGATGCCGCGGACCTCAGGAGAGAGTTCTTCTTGGAAGATGTTGCCAGCAGCAACAGCTTCATTGATGGCAGTAATGGCCAGTTGGATTCTGAGACGGGTGTTCATTTGGCACCTCCTGCTTTGACCGCAGCGATGGCTTTCTCTGCCAAGTCCGCGGCGTGGCGATACATCTTTACTTGGCGCTCAAGGGAAGACGTTGGCATGAAGCACGGCTTGCCATGGCTGGTTTCCACCAAATACTTGGAACCGTCATTTACGCCTTCCACCAGCCAAGCGTATTCATCGCACTCCCAGCCTTGGTACAGCATTGGCAGTTCCATAAGCACACGAACTCCGAAATTGCAGCCGAAGTCGAGTTGCTGCAGATAGCTGGCTACCTGCTTCTTGTCTTCAGGCACGCATGCAAAGGTGATTTGGGTCTTCATGGTGATACTCCTATGTGGTTGTTGTTATCCGTATAGGCACCACGTTTTCAACGTTGAAAATCTGTACCATGGCTAGCTATGACGACTAAGCGCCGTCATGACTCCCGAAGACGCTGAAGCACTGCGTGTTCGCATTGAGCAGCGCATGGCTGAACGCCTGCGTGCTGACATCGTGGAGCGCCCAGACGTTGCACCGCCACCAGGTACGAAGACCGTCCGCGTCAACGTGACACCGTCTCCAGCGGTCAAGCGGTTTTTTCAACGTTGAAAACAGGCGCACGTGCAATCAAGAAGCGTCTTGATGACAAGGCGCGTGCGCGCCGGCTGGCCAAGCAGAAGCAGAAGCAGGACGAAGCCATCACCCGGGTCATACGCGCCAGCGAGCGCATGGGTCTGTACGAAGCGGAAGACGCCAACATCCCCCTCCGGCGCCTTAAGCCCACGTCCTCACTTGGCTAGCCGGTAAGTAGCTGCTCACAAGTAATTACGTAGCGCCACCGTAATTCTTGGTAATCCGCCCCTGAAAGCAGGAGCCCGCCTAGGGGGCGGGCTCTTGGTTGCAGATGGTGTTGCGGTCAGGCGCCTGGCGGTGTGGCGTCTCGCTCGGCCACCACTTCACGAGCGACGACCTCGAGGCCTACGTCTGCGAGAGTGACGGCGTCCTCGGACCTAGGCGTGTCCTGCAGTGATGCCTCGAACTGCTCGTCGGACATGGGCGCAAGCAACGCTTTAACGGCCTGGAAGTTCATGGCTCCTACTGTAGCGCCAGTTGCCATTGCCCGGTCCCACCTCAGAACGGCCAAGCCAACATGTGAGCCGGCACAGCGTCGCGCTCGGCAGACGTGGCAGCTGGGTTGGTCTCGAAGTAGAAGGTTGCGACGGCTGGTGGTTGGCCATCTTTTTCGGCCAGGTCCCACGACTGGATAGCCTCCAAGTCAGCCTCAGCAAGTTCACCCATCGCGAACTCCAGCGCATCCAAGGTGATGCCCTGCTGCTCGGCGTTCTTGGCCAGGTTGTCCATGTAGAAGCGGCTCGATGGCGACAAGCGGCTTTGCTCGCAGAGGGTCTTGATGGCAGCGACCTTGTTGGCATGCAATTTGTTCTCAGCGAGGAAAGCATCCCAGCTACTGACCGTATACGGCTCTTTTCCGATATTTGCCATTGCAGCATCCCAGCTGCTTACGGTGTATGGTGCGTTAGTCTTGGTGTTCATTTGGATATCTCCGTGTGGTTGTGTGTTGGACCCCGGCAAATCACCTGGGCTTACAAGGTATAGGCACGTGTTATCCGAATGACGGTCATTCTTTATATGTTTTTCGAAATATTAGAAGGAATACTCTAAAATCAGCGGACCAAAGAAGGGCTTGGGCATTCGGTACCTGCAAATAAGAAAGCCCTCCGAAGAGGGCTTGTGAGCAATTCAAATGCAATCAGGGCAGTTGCATATCGCCTAGGTATGCGCTCTTAATCTGTGGCGTGAGCAGAATCCGGCCTGCTTCATCTTCAGTTGGCTCAGGAAATACTTCCATGATGACAACAAAAGGCTTGTTGTTGAAGAAGTAGAACTCCTTGTCGTAGATGATTTCCCGGTGCAACCGGTCTTTGTCGGCAACCATATCTAGCTGCCGACCGGTTAGGCGCTCGAATGCGGCCGTGATTAGGTCGTCTTTGTTTTTGCCTGGGCTACTCCAAGCTGCTGCACGATTTCTAGGATTGGTGAGGTGTCCATGGTGAATCTCCTTTACGGGTGGTTGTGTTATCCGTATAGGCACCAGAAATCCGCACCTGCAAACAAAAAGCCCACCTCGAGGGTGGGCCTGCTATCAGTTGCCAGATTGGCAACAGTACTGGTTAATTAGGGACAGAGTAAAGGCGCTATGGGTTAAGCCGGTTTGCCGGTCAACAACTCGTTGAGGGCTTTCCAGTGTGCCTCGTCCAGGTCCTGGATGTCATCTGCCCAGCCTTCTTCGTTAGGGATGGGGATAGGCTCCAGGTCCTTCTCGAGGAGATATATGGCCAAATGCTCGAGGCTGATGAATGCAGCAGGCCGGCCCCACTCATTATTGGGCAGCCCATTGGGGAGCAACGGACTAAGGTAGTACGGCCCGAACGACATGTACTCGTTCAGCACGGTTGGACCCTTCGCGTAGATGACTGCTTTGGTTGCTTTCACCGTAGCAACTGTAAAGCCCTCCCAATCGGCAGCTAGTCCGAAAAGCGCCTGCTACCAGAACCTGTTCACAAGAATCCGTCGGGCAGTTAATGCCCCACAGATAGTCTTGATGGCAACGCGGTGCACATACTGCTTGACAATGACGATAGTCGGTCGATAATGGCACCAGTATTTAGCACTTGGTGCCCGGTTTTGTTGAAGACGGGGCGTCCAGGCTAATACCGCCCGACTATCAACACCGTTGGGCGATAATGGAACCACCCTCGCCTACGCCCAGCCATGCACATAGACGACGCGCTCTCCGGAGAAGAGACCCAGACACCCGCTACTCCCAAGCCGGTGGCATACAGCTACGTGCGTTTCAGCACTGCGAAGCAAGAACTTGGTGACAGCCTCCGGCGCCAGGTCGAGATGGCCCGGGCGTACTGCGACAAGCACGGCCTGGAACTGCACGAAGACAGCTACCGGGACTTGGGCGTGTCAGCGTTCAAGCGTGCGAACGTCCAGAAAGGCGCCCTTGCGTCGTTCATCGAGGCTGTGCGCACCGGAAAAGTGACTGCTGGCAGCTACTTAGTCATCGAGCAGTTCGACCGACTCTCGCGGGATGACGTCGACTTCGCTCTGAAGTTACTGCTCGACCTTGTGCACGCCGGAATCAAGCTTGTGACGCTGGTTGATGGGAAGGTTTGGGACAAGGACAGCGTCAAAGACATCGGCAACCTCATCCTCGCCATCGTGTTCATGTCGCGTGCAAACAACGAGAGCGCGATGAAAGCCGAGCGCCTCTCGCACGTCTGGCACCAGAAGAAGAGCAAGGCCGGCACGCCAGGTGGCAAGCTGGTGACGAGCGAAGGTCCGAAGTGGCTGCGTGCGAATGAAGACAAGACCGCGTGGGAAGTGCTCGAGGACAAAGCTGAGAGCGTGCGGAAGGTGTTCGCTCGCAAGATTTCCGGCTATGGCGTGGTCAGTACCGTCAACCTGGCGAACAAAGAAAAATGGCCGGTGCCCGGAAAAGGTGATACCTGGCACACGTCACTGGTTGGCCGGCTGCTCAAGAGCCGTGCAGTGCTTGGTGAGTACCAGCCGTGCAAGTACGACCCCGACGGCAAGCGGGTTCCTGTGGGCGACCCCATCCAGAACTACTACCCGGTGATTGTTGACGAGCAAACCTTTCTCCGTGCACAAGCAGTCGCTGACCGCAAGGGAGCCTTTCCGGGCCGACGCGATGCGTCTCTGCGGAACTGGCTGCAGGGCCTGTTGAAGTGCACTTGTGGTCAATCTTTTGTGCGCAAGAACAAAGACTCGAAAGCACAGCCGGAGTACGCGCGGTACTACTGCACTGCTCGCAATCGTGGTGTTACTCAGTGCCCGGGTGCAAGTGCGTCAGAACTCGAGAATGCCGTCATTCATGTGGTGTCGCATGTTGCGCCGCAGTACTTCGAAGGCACGGCACGCATGGAGACGCTGAAGGCGCGCATCGAGGTGCTCGAGGTGGATTTGTCAGCAGCGAAGCAGAAGCGCGACCGGTTTGTGGAGGCCATCGGTGCGAGCAATGCTCCTATCCCTGCTCTGATGCAACGCCTGGCTGATGCGGAGAAAGAAGCCGCAGAGCGTGAGCAAGAGATGCGGGCGGCGCGTGCGGAGTTGGCGGACCTGGAAGGTGACTCTGACACAGTATTCGCAAACATCGTCAAGGCCATTAAGTCAGTGGACAGCCTGGATGCTCGTGCAGCACTCCGGGAGGACTTGTCTCGTGTCATCGAGAAGGTGGTAGTCCACCAGGCAGAAGGCTTCATCCGTGTGTTTCTCCGTGGTGGAGATACTCCCGTAGTGCAACCGCTCCGCATGGATGCCGCGCTTCCCGGACTTACCTTCACCAAAGTGCTGGAGACGGGTGATAGTTCTGCGCAGTAGCCGCAGCGCCAGCCAGGTGGCACGGGGTACGTCCAAGCACCTTTCCGGATTTCAAAAGGCCCCGTTCCCGGAGCGCTGGTTCAAGTGACGCGAAGCGGCACGCAGCGCTCCGCAGAGCGCTGCAAACAAAAAGCCCGCGCAAGCGGGCAAGTGTGTCAGTCGGAAGGCTGCACAAGTGTGGACCCCAGGTACAGCCAGATGCCGCACACTAGGTCGAACAGTGCCAGGCCCGAGTAGCCCTGGGCGTGCGTGAGTTGCATAGCGCCTAGCAGGAAGCCGCTGCCAACAATCATGCTGAGGTGGCGCAGTAGTGTGTCCATTACGCCACCTCAGCCCACGCAGCATTGTTCTCAGCTGCAAGCTTCTCTGCTGCCAAGCGAGCCTGCTCGAACTCCTGAGCCTTGACCGGGTCGTAGGCGCCGGTAAGTTTCGAGAGGGCTTTGTCAACAACAGCCTGTGACCAGCTACGGACTGTCGGCAGTTGACCGCGCGTGTAGAGGTCGCGCGAAGCATTGCGAACAGCTGTGTTCAGGGTGCGGACGTCGTTGTACGCGAACTTCTGAAGTCGAGCGAGTTGGTCTGGATGCACGCAGATGCTTGTCTGCAGGCCTTCGGCGTTCACGCAGCCGGATACGCGGTAGAAGATG